AGAACGATAAGGGAGTCATCAAGATAATCCATATCCTATTCAAGCAGTTCTTGGAGGACTCGGGATTCTATAAATATTGCCCTGAGGGTGGTAAGAATTATGTTTTTGTGAAAGTAACCAATAACCTAATAGACCACACATCAGAGAAAGAGATTAAAGATTTCGTGCTTGCGCACCTATTGGAGTTGGACGACATCAGCGTTTACAATTACTTTGCAGACAACACGAGGTTCTTTAAGGAAGAATTTTTATCGATGCTGTCAACAATTGACATTTATTTTATTGAAGATACCAAAGACTCTGCGTACCTTTACTATAAAAATTGTGCGGTCAAGATAACAAAGAGAGAAATTATACCCATAGACTATTTAGATTTGGGCGGTTATGTTTGGAAAGACCACGTGATTGATAGGAATTTTAATATTTGTGACGTTACTGACAGATGCGATTATAAAAAGTTTGTATCAAATATTTGTGGCAACGACGATGCAAGGATAGATTCAACGCAGAGTACAATAGGTTTCCTATTACACGCACATAAGAATTTATCATTCTGCCCTGCAGTAATTTTAAATGACGAGGTTATAAGCGATAACCCCGAAGGTGGTACAGGGAAGGGATTGTTTATGAATGCGCTTAGTTGTATGAAGAAGTTAGTTGTAATTGATGGGAAGTCATTTACATTCGAGAGGTCATTTGCCTATCAGTTGGTGTCAGCAGATACGCAGATACTATGCTTTGATGACGTGAAGAGATACTTTGACTTTGAAAGATTATTCTCAGTAGTAACTGAGGGCTTAACGCTTGAGAAGAAGAACAAGGATGCGATTAAGATTCCATTCAGCAAGTCACCTAAGATAGCTATCACAACAAACTACGCTATCAAGGGCTCAGGTAATTCATTTGCAAGAAGGAAGTGGGAGATTGAATTGCATCAGCATTACAATAAGACGCACACTCCTTTAGATGAATTTGGGAAGTTAATGTTTGGCGATTGGAACGATGACGATTGGTGCGAGTTTGACAATTATATGATTGGTTGCTTGCAAGGATATTTAAACACGGGCTTAGTTAAATCTAAATTTGTGAACTTAAAGATTCGTCAGTTGTCAGCAGAAACGTGTCACGACTTTATCGAGTGGTGTGGATTGATTGACGGTCAAGATACATATAGACATCTTGAGTCAGAGAGAAGATTGTACAAGCAAGATTTGTATCAGGACTTTATTAATGAGTATCCTGATTATGGACCGAAAGCTAAGATGACTATCAGTAGAACAAGATTCTATAAGTGGTTAATATCTTACGGAATATTTAAAGAAGGTATAATGCCCGAAGAAGGAAGAGACCAACAAGGGCGTTGGATAATAATTAAAAAGAAACAAGATTCAGTTAATCAAAATATTTTAAACAATGACTAACGATTACGATTACATAAACCCTTCCCACTACAAGGTTGGTGGGAAGGAAGTCTACGAGATGATGATAGACATTTGGGGCAAAGAAAAATATATTTCCTATTGCGAGATGAATGCTTTCAAGTATCGTATGAGATTGGGGCATAAGCCCAACCAACCCGTAGACAGAGATTTGAGCAAGGCGAGGTGGTACGAGGAGATGGCATCCAATTTGAGAAGCGAATTAGATAAGCAAGAGAAAATTAAAAACAATTTTGGACCAATAATAAATAGGTTATGAAAACAGAACTTGAAAAATTGAGAGAGATAATTGAAGCTAAGGCTAACGAGTTAGACACAGATTTCAATCAGTACCAAGCGGGTGCTAAGAATGCATTAGTAGGAGTATTAGAAGTTATTGATGAGTTATTTTTAAAAGAAAAGTTATGACACCAAAAGAAAAGGCACAGCAGTTGCTAAATACATATCATTATGATGCTACATTATTTTATACGTTAAGTATGGCAGAGTCTAAAAAATGTGCACTAATAGCAACACAAGAAGTTATTGATACACTATACGAATACCATTACGATTCAGCAAGCGGAGCATACGAGTTTTGGACAGAGGTTAAAGAAGAATTAGAAAAGTTATGACAGACGAACAATACATTCACCTTGCTATGTTAAATTCATTCAATGTAGTTACGGGAAAGATTTCAATGGAGGACTTATTATATTCAGGTTTGAATATGATGGTTCACCTACCAACCGAAGACATAGAGGAAGAAAAGTTATTAATTATGATTGCATACTTTGAGAAAGAGGAGATGTACGAGGAGTGTATTGAGTTACGTAAGATATATGATGAGATGTTTTCAGAGATAACAATTCCAAAGCCCGTTGTAAAAAATATATGTGAGTGTAAGAAACCAACAATACCAAAATATAGTAGAAGTGTAAGATGTGGAACGTGTAACAAACAAATAATCTAATGGACATACTTGAAAGAATACCCGCATACTCCGATGAGATGATGTGGAAGTATTGTGAGTCACTAAAGAATATTGTACTCACAAAGAAACCAAACAAAGACGTATTAAAATACTACACACCAAAAGAAATAATTGACAGAGTTGTTGCGAGTTGTGATTACTATAAAAAAAATATGGCAGGTTCGGATAAATTTAAACTAAGAGATTACCAAGAGGACATTATTAAATGGGGCTCAGAGATTCTATCTGCAAAGGGATTCGTATATCTTACGATGGAAGTTAGAACGGGTAAGACATTAACGAGCTTAGGTATAGCAAGAGCTATAGGAGCTGAGAATGTTTTATTTATCACAAAGAAAAAAGCAATTGACTCTATTGAACGTGATTACAATCTAATGAATGGTTCGTTCAATTTAAAAGTAATTAATTACGAGAGCCTACACCTTGTAGCCAACGAATGTAAATGGGATTTAATAGTATGCGACGAAGCGCATTCAATGGGGGCTTTCCCAAAGCCAAGCAATCGTGCATCGTTGGTGAAGTCGGTGATTCAGAAATACAAAAGCAAAGTAATTTTATTATCAGGTACGCCAACACCTGAGTCGTACGCTCAGATGTACCACCAAGTGTACGGAATACCTAACAACCCGTTCAGCGAGTTTGTAAACTTTTATAAGTTTTGCGCCAAGCACGTTAAGATAAAGCAAAAGAAAATTGGTAGTATGTTCATTAATGATTACAGCGAAGGCTTACCAAGTATTCTCGATGCGATGAGACCATACACCATAAACTACACTCAGGCAGATGCAGGATTTAAAGTTGTAACGACAGAGAATGTCTTACAGGTAGAGTTAAAGCCGTCTACGTATGAGTTAATCAAAAGACTTAAAAGAGATTTAGTAATAGAGGGCAAGGAGGAGTTGATATTAGCTGACACAGCAGTGAAGTTAATGAGCAAGCTACACCAATTATATTCAGGGACGGTGAAGTTTGAGAGTGGTAATTCTATGGTAATAGATAATACCAAGGCAGAGTTTATCCACTCACACTTTCGTGGTAAAAAGATTGGTATCTTCTATAAGTTTAAAGAAGAACTAAGTGCGCTGAAGCAAGCGTTCGGAGATGAGCTAACAACGGAGCTTAGTGTCTTTGAAGACACAGACAAGAGCATAGCGCTTCAGATTGTTTCAGGCAGAGAAGGAATATCTTTAAGGCAAGCATCGTGTCTTGTTTACTACAACATTGACTTTAGCGCAACAAGCTATTGGCAGAGTAAAGACCGAATGACCACAAAAGAACGCCTTGAGAATGACGTATATTGGGTCTTCGCCAAGGATGGTATTGAATATGACATCTATAAAGCAGTAACAAAGAAAAAAGATTATACAGTTTCACATTTTAAAAAATTATTATTATGACAAGTTTGACAGATTACTTGTTCCATTACAACGAGCACACCGACTTATGGAACGCATTCACAAGAGAGGACAGCAACACTTACTTTAATGACATTAAAAAATGTAAGTCATTACTTGCAAGCGAGCAACTTAAAGTATTAGTTGATTACATTGCCACCGAAAAACATATCTATGACAGAGCAACAAATACAAACAAGAAGAATAAAAGAGCTTGAAGAGCAGGGGTACTACGTTATTAAATTAATGAAGACCAATAAGAATGGTATACCTGACTTGATAGCAATACCACGTGACTCAGATGTACTCTTCAGCGAAGTAAAGAAACCTGACGGGAGATTGTCAAAGCTACAAGAGTATAGAATAAAAGAATTAGAATCGTACGGGATAAAAGTAGAAGTGTTTAAAGGATAAATTAAATTAAATGGAAAAGATTTTAGATATAAATAAAGATTTAGAGATAGTAACAGGAATTATTAGGGAGAAGTTTGGTGTAGAAATTTTTGATAAGAAGAGGAATAAAGAGATTGTAGAAGGTAGATTAATTTGTGCTAAGTTGCTTCACTCAGCAGGATATACATATGTATCTATTGGGAAAGCAATGAAGAGAGACCATAGCTCAATAATATATTATGTAAGGACTTTGAATAATTTAGTTATACATCCAAACGAGTTAAGGTTTAAGTATCACGAATGCAAAGACATATACTTTAAAGAAAGTAATGACTTGTTAGATGAAATAAATAGAACTCATTATAGAGATGAAATTTATTTGTTAAATAAAAAAATTAATAACTTGACAAGAAATGCACATAAATATGAAGCATTTTACGATAAGTATAAAAGACTTGAAGATATTGTATTATTGATAAATGAAAGGACTGAATTTGGAAAAGAGGAAGAAGTAAGAAAAAGGATAAACAGAATGTTTAATACTATACAAAAATGAAATGAGTAAAGAAAACTTTAAAGAAGAGAATGACAGAGCGTTCAGAATCTTCTTCAGTATAGACAGCTGTCACAAAACGTTGACGGTTATATACGAAAAATTAGTAGACAGAGAATTTGATACGGTAAAGAATGACATCAGAAGTGTTATTACTGAACTAAAAACTATTATTAAATCAGTGGACGATGACGATTTTTGAGACAGAGCAAGACCTAATTAGGGAGAAGAAGGCTATTGAATTATTTGTAAAAATGTTTGGAGGTTCATATAAGAAACTTGACCCACTCGATATTGACTACAAAGTATTTGATAAGGAAGGCAAACTTATTGCCTATGTAGAGGTAAAGGGTAGACTAAGGTCTATGAGAATGGCGTATCCGCTACCAATATCTGCTAAGAAAATTGTGAAGCTAATAGACAAGCGCATTATGCCCGTTATAATATGGTCTTGTGAAGATGGTATCATATACGGAAAGGCAAACAAATTAGTAGGGGAAGCCAAGTGGGGCGGACGTGCCCCACGTGTAGGTTCCTATAATGATGCTGAGCTAATGATTTATTACGACAAACAAAAAGCGCTGAAGTATATACGATTTATCTAAGAGCCAAATCTTTTAACTTTACTACCTTTACTACTCGAACCAAATCTTTGAGTTTTCTTTGTACTGCTTGCTCCAAATCTTTTTTTGCTACCGTCAGAGTTTCTGCCTGTATAATTCATCTCCTCGTCTTTCATCTGCTGAACTTTCTTTCTAAGAAGACTCTCCATCTCTTTTTCTTCCTTGTGACTTTCGTACCAATCAGACCCCTCACCAAAGTTTTGTTCCCACAAATCTCTGTTGTATCTTTTTAAGTCTGACTCGTTGTCGTACTCCTCACCCGTATTAGGGTCAACCAATAATTTTTTCTTTTCCTTCTTCTCTTCAGCGTTCTCTTGTTTGATTATTTTTTTCTCTTCGCTATCGGCATCTAACTCATCAATCTTTTCTCGTGCTTGATTAATGATGGCTTCGTCGTTAGATTCCTCTATGATAGTTTCAAGTGCGCTAATCTTTTCTTGCTTAGTAGATTCTCTCTCCTCTTTATTTTCTTGAGCCTGCTGTTTTTCTTCAGGAGATTTTGTATTCTTCTTAGCATACTTAACCGCATTCTTAACCACCGTGTTTACCTCCGAAGGAGCAAGACCCATATTTGAAAGCATTGCAAATGGTAATAATTTAGTTATTTGGCTTTGGCTTTCCTCTGAGATGGTATGCTCTTTATTAAAATCATCAGTGTACTTTCCTGTTGTTGCTAACTTAGTCATATCATAAAGCTCCGTAGCTCTTTGTGCTGAGATACCAAATGTACCTAAGTTAGAAGTCCAATCTGATTTACTTACACCAAAGGTAGATAAAGGTAATCCCGTTCCCTCTTCTAATAAAGTAGAAACAGTTTCTACCGCGGCTTGAATTGGTTTATCTACAATAGGCAATGGAGATATAATATCCGTAACTGTACCTGTCCATTGACCTTTAATTACATTATTAATACGCTTATCTTTTTCTTCCTCATCCTCATCCTGCCCCATTAACGCTTTAGTTAATGTACCTAATGTGATAGCGATACCCGCACTAACAATTTTAAATGTAGCCAACTCGACTCCAAAACCTGCAAGAGATTTAGTAGCAATCTTTTTATCTTCTGCAGTTGCAGTCTTATCTGCTAATGTTGCAAGGTCTGCGCCTAATCTTGCCGATTGGTTCATTCTGAAACTTGCAAATGGCATTAACATTTTTACAAGAACTTGATTAGCTGACTCCTTACTTGCAAATAATTTACCTGACAAATCTACGTCAGATATATTCTGCTGTCTATCAACCATACGCTGAGCGTAGTTAGCCGCTTCCTCATTTAACTCGTGAGTATTATAATCAACACCATTAGGGTCTATGCCTTGTTTCTTCAAAGACTTTTCGTAGTAAGACATCCAAGATGCTCTTGCTATAAATACGTCAGGGTTAACTAAGAAAAACTCTAAGTATTTTTGATTTATTTTTTCAATAGCTTTTATTGTTTTGTCAAAATTACCTGTAGGTGCGCTGTCAATTAATTTATTAAGAGATTCAATCTGAGCCTGAGATTCAACACCTCTATTTGCGATACCATATCCCGACTCACTCATAAACTTTTGCTTAGCCGCATTAAAACCACTCATTATATCTATGCTACCCGCATTAATTAATGTGTTGGTAAGCACAGGAACCATCTGCTTAATAGGTTGACCAAATCCACTCAACGCTTGACCTACACCAAAAGCTGCAAGTCTATTTAAATTTCTAACAGCCTTAGAGAATTGGTCGTCTGAGTAAGGACTTTTATTTCTAATGTTCCTTACATATAATTGAACTCTATCTTTTAATATTTTAGCATCGTCAGCTGTAGGTACAATTTTCTCAAAATCTGCTGAGTTTTCAAACGCTTCTATCTGTCTGATAGCAGATGCTGTCTTCATATCAACAAGGGCATCGTACATTGAATTTGAATTGTTCTTATCAAAAGATACCTCAATATAAGATGTAGGCTTACCATTCTTTTTATTTGTAGGTAATGTTTCAGGCTTAGTTGCCTTCATTAATACACCTGTCTCTTTCTTGTAGATGGTGCCGTTGTTATTATGAAATGCAGACTCATCATTTGCTAAGTCAACTTCAC